CGTAATCCGTGGGTCTAGCGTTTTGGAGTTCGCAAAGTCTAGCAGCAAGCTGGGGCGTACATCTGGCAGTGCCTCGTCGTTGTTAAACTGGTCTGCTTGGACTGTGCCTGTTACGTCTATGCCTGTGGCTGTTGTTTCTAACTTCTGCGAACCATCGTAATATAACTCAACCTCAGCATCTGGCCTTGCTAATAACATACGCTCACCTATAGCGGACGTTAATCTTACATCTGTACCGTTTGTTGAGATGTTTAGCTGACCTGTTCCTTCGTCTTTAATATAAGATGATGCACCAGAATGGTAAATCTCTAAATCACCAGCACCAAAAGTCGCCTTGACGTTATCGCCCAGAGCCAAATTCCCCGTCATGGTGCCGCCCGATAGTGGCAAGACATCCCCTGCCATAGCAACAGTGCCAGTAGCATTTGGGAAGGTAATAGTACGATCTGCAGTCGGGTTAGTGAATGCTACCGTAGTCTCATTGCCATCTGCAGCCGAACCTTCAACGGTAAAGCCTGAGTCATTCAGATGCATTCCCGTGACTACTGGGCTGGTCAGAGTTTTATTCGTTAGCGTTTTTGTGGTTTGGGCAAGGTAGGTATCAAACGTATCAACCGTTGTCTGCAGCATCACATTGCCAGAGGTATCTTGCGTGACGATCCCATCGCCACCAGCTACGGCTGTTGTACCAATTGCCGTATCTGGATCAGCTACAGTATTAATCTCTGCGCCTGTAGCGTTGAGGCCAGTGACGTTATTAGATGTACCATTAACTGAGTCTACATATGCTTTTACTGACTGTTGAGTAGGAATAAGTGTGGCAGAATTACTTGCCATGTTGTCTTCATCAACGAAAGCGGTAATATTTATAGAGCCATCAGACAATGTGCCGTAGGTTATCGTTCCAGTTGTAGTAATGGCAGATGAGCCATTATCAATGGCACCAAACCCGGACGTAATTGAACCGCTGTTCAAGGCACCTACTGTGGTAGCGGCTGTAGTGACCAAATTAGGCATAGCCGTAATTTCATCATCAAAATATGCAGATAGGTCTGTTACGGCAACCTGTTTCATAGTGCCGTTATCGTTGAGTACAACACGATCAGCGTCAGCTACAGTCGTAGAAGTTGCTGATGTATCGCCATCCAGTATCGACAACTCTGCAGGAGTTGCCGTGACCTGATCGTTGCTTGCCGCCGCTAAAACGGGGAGTGTACCAGATTGATTTGGTAAATTGATTGTGCGGTCAGCGGTTGGATCAACTATTGTAAGCGTAGTCTCATGGTCATCTGCAGTAGCACCTTCGAATACCACCGCATTAGCAGCGTTCATAGTCACCGTATCAACGACTGTTTGGGTGCCGCCGACTGTCAGATTTCCTGTGATTATCAAGTCCTGCGAGACAGTAACATTACCGCCAGAGGCAATAGCAATAGCATCAGTATCGCTGGAAGAGCCAATGTTACCACCGTCACTAATAATTACATTACCGCCTGTAATATTACCTGTAGTGGTAATAGTGCTAGAACCAGTATTTATTGTCCCGAAACCACTAGTTATGCTTCCGCTGTCTAATGCACCAACGGCAGTCACACTAGACAGAATATTTAAATTACCACCCAAATAAGTAGTCAGATTAGGCAGTGCTACCTGTTTCATGGTGCCGTTATCGTTCACAATGAATCTGTCTGCATCTACGAGAGTGGTTGATGTAGCAGATGTATCACCATCCATGATATTTAGTTCAGCCGCTGTCGCAGAAATTGCCGTACCATTTATGCTAAGTGCATCAGTTTCCAGCGTACCATCTACATCGACATCGCCTGACACATCTAAAGAACCAGCATCAAGTTCCCCAGTGATTGTTACGTTTCTTGCGCCAGTAAAATCTTTGTTGCTATCGACAACTACAGCCTTAGATGCTGCAACAGTTCCTGCTGTTACGCCGTCAATAGTTTCTAATTCAGCTTCGTTGATGTCAGCAGAGCCGATAACGAAACTTGTACCCGTGATAGCAGTACCTGTTATAGCCCCGGCACTTGCGGCACCGATAGTGACTCCATCAATTGAGCCACCATTTATGTCGGCAGTATCAGCTACAAGAGCATCGATATTTGCAGTGCCATCGATGTACAAATTACGCCATTCTGAGCCAGTTGCTCCTAGGTCATATGTATCATCAGCAGAGGGGATCAGAGGGGAAGCTACATCAGCCGTTACAGTAACTGTATCGGATGCGGCATCACCGAGCGTGGTGTTACCACCGACTGTGAGGTTGCCGATAATACCAGCGTTAACATCCACATCCAGAGTATCTACATGCGCTGTGCCGTCTAAGAACAAGTCTTTAAATTCGACTGATGAGGTTCCCAGATCGATGTCGCTATCTGTAACAGGAACAATAGCACCGTCCTGGAATCGGACTTGCTCGACAGTCGATCCTGCACCGCCAGCGTCTACAAAGACGCCAACTCTATTATTAGTGTTATCAACTACAACTTTATTCAGTGGGGTTGTAACGCCGGGATCACCGATTAGTCCAATGACCGGCCCTTCGGCTTCTGTGCCATCGTGTTTGTGGCCTGTGCTATTGTTAAACCCAGCCAAAACCTGATTGAACTCAGCGTTTATAGGCGCTGCTGTAATATTAGCGCCTGATGTAATTGATGCCGACGATTGCCGAGTATATCCTGCCATTATCTTCTCCCTGCAGCGCTAAATTCAAACACAATGCCTTGGATTGTGTATCCGCTGTTTGTCCCTACCGTCACAAATGTCGCTTGGGTGGCGAAGCCAGAGCCCTGCACACTTGATGTAATTATTGGTTTTGTTGAGCCGCCATAAATGACGTTAGTAGCCCCGTAGTTAATGCCCCTACCCGAAAAAATAGTTGGAGCCCCAGAAGAGCTTTGAGTGTAAGTATTCGGAGCAGCTGTATTGCTATCGCCCCAATCGTAAGTAACGGATAACAACATTTCCAAAGGCCCTTCAGCCCGGATAAATGTGTTAATTTTGCGGATTATCTTACGTTGCTCTGTTTCCCCAAAATCTAAGTATGGAGTAGAATAAACTGCAATTATATCGTCCCCATCGAAAGATGTACCGCTTTCTTGAGCGTAGACTTTACCATCGTAATCACCGTGTAAAATCAGCTCTGATGTGCCCACGTAATCACTGGTACAACAACTGGCCCTTATCCCGAGAAGCTCCCCAAACTCCCATGAAATAGCCCCAGAGCTATCCGTTAGACCGCCTATGAAGCCCACTCCATCTGATGAAGATGCAAAGTCGCTATCGTCACCAATAAAATAACGTACTTGGCTTTTAGATCTAATCACAACGCCGTTCAGCTCGCTCATATCGAAGTTAGCAATTGTATCAACAAGCTTACTCTGGATGGCCTTACTAACTGTTTGAATTTCAATATCACCAATTCGTGACGTACCCGCCACGGGCCGAAAACCATCAGGCGCTAAAAATAGTAAATCCCCACCAATTTCTTGCACACTATCTGGGGCAACACACCCTACATTCGCTGTTACGTTTTCTAAGGAAAACGCCCCAGCTGAGCTTACGACAACCTTTTTGATATTGTTACTACCAAACAGAAATAGGTTATCTCTAAAAGGCTTTATCTGTACGCAATCGAAGCCAGCGGTTAGCTGTCCAGCCCCAGCTGCAGCGGTCCATGTATAGGCGTCATTCGGTTTGCTATAAGCTACCGCCGCACCCGTGGCCGCATGACCAGCTAAAAAAACATGGTTCTCAAAAACATCCACTAAGGCTGGGGCGTTTAACGCTTGATTACCTCCAGCGGTATTGTTACTCGCGTCATACCCACCAGAGTGGCTTGATTTTATTTCTTTCCAATTAGTCCCATTATAGACGATTGCCGGGTTTACCCCGTCAACAAAAATAACGGTGTTGCCACTGCCGAAGTTGAACTGAGCGTGTCTTAGTTTTTTTACCGTCAGGCTGTTGGCGGTCATTGGTCGAGTCACACTGTGATCGAGTGTGAATTTGCGCCAGCCAATATCTGCTGTGTAATAATAGAAACTGTAGTTAGTTGCCCCGGCGTCCTGTCTAGCGGCGATTATATCGGTTGCGCCCGTAACGTCATTTTTAAATATGCAAATACCAAGAACTTCGCCTTGGCCAGTAGTAGATCCTGCAACAGTAACTTCACCGTAATCTGCGTCATATTTTGAGTAGCCATCGATCCTGCGATAACCGCCAAATAGGCTGGGCTCATAATTGATGAGCCGGGTAGCAGACCCCGGCTTATTCTCAGATAGATCTAGGTGGTTCTCGTTACTGTTGAGCCCCCCGGAACAATTTAATCTGAATGATTGGATTTGGTCAGGCATTAGAACCTTATCCGAGTGTCTGAAATACTAGCATAATTGTTTATATAGATGCTCTGCAGGTTCTTAATGCCCTGCTCAAAAGTTAAAAACGCCGCTTGGGCGTTCTCAGTATTATCTTTGAACAAATACATGTGGTACAGCGCACCATCCACCAACACAGGATCAAATGAGGTTGGAATACGGGTAACGTCATCAAAGGCTGAAATAGTAGAAAAATCTAAGTAATATTTAAAAATGACTGAGTAGGCAGCATTTGGGGAAATCGTTACGCCCCAGCCACTACCATGACTTGGAAATACATTATCAGGTATTCCTCTACCCGCGCTTCCTGCGCGGTAATCATCGTCTCTGTGGTTCCTGTACCATTCATCTCGCTCCATAAATTTTAGAGATTTGTAGGCTGAACCGAGGGTGGTGTCTTCCTGTATCTGGAACGAGTTCCAATCCACAGCTTTAAATGATGTAGGCCAAGAATACTCTGAAGTCCCGGCAGTTAATGCTTGCGTATGGCTGGCCGCATTAAATGGCCATTCATATTCTTGTTGCGATAGTCGCGCAACAGAAGCTTTGACTGCGTCTTTAACTAGGGCTTGTACGCCAACAACATCCACAAACTCAGAAGCCACAATCTCCACCTCATTGAGGCGGCGAAGAACCTGATTACATAAACTGAGGTATGTGCTAGCCATAACAAACTTTCAAAAAAGTGAATGGGGCCAGCGATTAAACCAGCCCCAAAGTTTTTATGCGAGGTAATCACGATCAGCTGTAGCAGCTATCATGTCGTGGGCACCCATGTCTGAGACATCCATTAGGATGGCCCAAAAACGGAGCTTGCCACTTGTAACATCTGTCTCTGTGGCAAATTTCACATCGATAGTGTCATCTGAAGATATTACCTGCACTTGGGCAGCTTCGGTGGCTGGTGTAGTACCATAAGCGCCTACGGCACCTCCCACGACATCCAAACCATCGACAAAGACATCGACAGCAGCTGGAGATCCTCCAGTAAAGCCCATGTCTAGGGTACAAGTACCATCGAGCTGTGTCATGATCTCAATACCCGCCGAAAGAATGACTGTTCCCGCTGGAACATTCAAAACTTCCATTGTGTCATTAGCAGCGAAGTCGCTGCCTTTGAGAACAATTGCAGCTGCAATGTCGATAGTGTTTTGCACCATGTACGGAGAACGTCCCCGTGCGCTGTTGCCTTGTGCAGCGTGATCTGCAGTTGCTAAGTTAGCCATTGTAAATCTCCCTTATGCTGCGTTGTATTTGGCGGTTACGATTGCTTCTGGACGAAGAATCTTTCTACCGTAGAGATGCATACCTCTAACGATATCTGCAAAGCTGTCTGGATCACGGTATGTTTCCGTTTTGGACAGCTGCTCGGCTGTTGCTACAGCACTATCGTGCCCTGCAACTATCACTCCGAAGTTTGTATTTTGGTTTGCAGATCCAGATGTTCCTGCGCCAGTACCTACTGCTGGAAGGTTGCTAGAAGAATAAACCCGGAAACCGTGGAAATTCTTAATAGTCAAACCATTGCGTAGACCGCCGCTCTCGCCGAAGTCCCCATTCATGAATCGTGAGTCCTCGTCTGCGAGGATTTCTAAAAACACCGGGTCCACACAAAGCCAGCGCCCTTGGGTATCGACTTGCTGTTGATCCATAAGACGCTTCATGCGAGCGACAAGCATTGCTGGTGAGGCTGTAGCTGTGGGCAGTGCGGTAGCACCGGGCAACCGAGCTGCCAGTGGGATCGAATGATCGCCAGCGGAGCTTGTTGTGATGTTGCCGAAGTCACTTTTCTTGAGCTGCATACTTGAAAGCAACTCATTCGAGCCAGCTGTTGTGACAGCTTTATCACCGTTCACAGTGGTATTTAGTGCGCTTGCTACTTCATGCAAAGCTGCTTGCTTATAACCAGCCAAATAACCAAGAACTTCTTGGTCATAATTATCGGCCAGACGATAAGCAGCACGATCCGTTGCGAGCTGAATAAAATTCACATGTGACATATTTTCTTCAATGTCATCCATCTTGAAAGCATAGTAGTTTGCTTTGTCGATAACTAAAGAAAAGTCTGTGTCATCAAGGTCTTGTGCGTTTACTGTGGTTCCACGCTTATACTCAGAGACCGAAATTTCAGGCTCTTTTATTATGCGAACTGTGTCCCCTTGACCATTGATGTCGCCAAAATAATCACTGTTGGTGATATCACCGACAACGGTACTTTTTCTGAAGGCAGACTGGACTTTTTTCGAGTAGATTACGCTACTGAACGCGCCGTTGGGCAGGTTACCGTGCCCTGTTGCTGAACTAAATGCCATTTGGATTCTCCTTTGAAATGGCAGGGCGCTAAGCGCCCAAACAATTTCCGAAGAGGACAATCGAGTGGCAGTACTTACGGCTGGGTTGCGTGAGAACACGGGCCAGAGTTGTACTGGTGGACTAAGTGTCTGATTCTTTGGAATGGATAAAACGAGAGGTAGGCTAATAGCGGCTCTGGTTTTATAACTAAGGTAATATAATTACCTCATAAGATAGAATTACTATACCATAAGTTGGTATTAATAGCAATACCTATCGAGCGCCCCCGGACATGTCATAGACAAAATTCCCGGTTTGCATTGCTTTAAGGATGTCTTCTTCATGCTTATTAAATTCAGCATTAGACATCTTATCAATTTGGCTTTCGCTCCACTGTGCTTTTCCACTCGAGGGCGAGACATTAACGCTCTTGCCTACAGCCCGAGCAGCGGAGTTATTTTTCTTACGTCCGCCAGTGTCGGCTTTGTACAAATCAATTGCGCGGGATGCCGCTCGAGCATCTGTGTTGTTTTTATACAGGCTGTCGATAATGTTTTGAGGCTGCAGCGCTACCCAATCATGAAAGGCTGGGTCTTGGCGGATCTCAGCAAAGTCTGGGTGATCTTGCATTAAAACCTGTTCAGCTTCTTTAACGACAAGTTTTGTTTCGAATTTACGCAGACCCTCCATGCGTTTTACGCCTAGTTCTAAAGCCTCATTGGCTCTTTTCTGGGCGATTGAGTCCACAATCTTTGCAACGTCTGGATAGCGCTTTGACCAGTTGTCTATCTCTTCATCAGTCTTTGGAAACTTAATTTGTCCCCGGGCTGCTGTGTCCAGCTGCTCTTTCATCTGAGCTAGCTCTTGGTCCTTTTGCTGTAGCAATTGGTGACTATGCCGCCGCAAATCTCCATAGCGTTTTTTAAACGCTGCATCTTCTGCGTCCACAGGCTCCGGGCCTGTTTCCGCTACCGCTTGCTGTTTCTGCATCTCTTCAGCATACGTTAATTCATCATCCTCTTGGATGTCATTTCTTCTATATTTAACCATGATTTTCCTTTGGGGGCCGCATATGCGGGTAGCCCGTTTGCTTACATTATGAAGGCCACTGATGGGTTCTTCTTAATGCCGAACGATCCAGTAGACTTACCGTATTTATTTTCTTTATAGTCTTCGGTTTCATCTACTTCGGGTTCTATTAAGGTAGTTTCTACTCCTGCCACCTCAATTTGGTTTCCTTCTGGTGTTTCGAACGTTTCTTTTTTTTCTTGCTCTGAACCACCCGCATCCGAAACTTCGGCGTCCTCAACGCCTTCGCTATCGGGTTCCTCTTGCGTGTCACTTTCAACCTCTTGGATTAGCCCTGACATCTCCATAGACATCAGGCCCATTTCTGCCTCGGATTGCATCATTTGGATGTGCTTAAGGCCGTGCCATTTTACGACATGCGCCGGGAGCACATACTCGTCAGTGCTGATTTTGGCATCGATATCATCTCGGACGTTTTCTGCACTTGAGCCAAGCGGGATAGGATTACCAGATACAGGATCATAATTGGACATCAGGCCTTCGCCATAGTCACCCATCATGGCCATGCCACCGTGATACATCTTCACTTTTTCATCTTGCTCTGGGTCATCAGCCATTGCGTCTTGCACAGCCATGCCTACAGTTTCTTCGTACTTGCTTAGCTTACCGTCTTTATTCTTGTCGGCTTTATTACGATCTAATTGTGTTTTATTGTTGGCCATATCTTCGCCCTCTTTTGTTGTTATGCCTCTACGGGCGGTTGCAAGACCGCCCAGCGCCATCCTGACCATCAATTGTCTCCAGTAGTAGGGATTTGCATTTTCTTTAACGTGCTACGAATGGCGTGTTCTGTTGCAGCCCATTCGAGTAATTCATTATTGTAGCCTTCATCATATACACGATCAAAAAACTCTTCTTGATCTGCATTAAGGGAAAAATCCCCTTCTACCTGCCGCCGTACAGTTTCGCGGTTGTACGGATCAGCTTTGTCTATATCGGCACTAGTAAGGTAACTGCTGTACCGCTCAGTCATTTTTGGTCCAACAAAAAGAGGGCCGTCGAGCATAGATACAAATCTTTCAGCCATTGCTTCTTCAGCCATAATATCACCCGCCATACGTTCTAATATTACGTTAGTGTCGGCTGCTTGCCTTGCTGCAGCCTCAATACCGCCTAGCGCGTTATCTTTTTTCATGGCGTATTTAAGAGATTTTAGATTTACTACTTTATCGCCTTTACTGGCTAATGTATTTGTAAATGCCGTGATGTATTGCTCAATAAGCCTGTCTCTTTTTTCGTCTATTCTTTTTTGTTCAGCGTTTCGGTTAGCATCTGTAAAATCCGATTTTATTCCTTTATGAACCCGGGCCATTTCAGCCACTTGCTCATCAGAGAAATTCATAGCGTCAAATGTCTTAGACGTAAAAACAGACCCTTGGGGATATATTCTGTCCCCTCCACCAGAGGAACCAGAGCCCATCGCACCAGCTTCCATTTGATCATCAACGGAATCCGAGAAAGGCGTGATTTCGGGGTTACGAGGAATTTGGTCTGCTTGGCTTGGGTCTTTCTGTAGGCTTTGCGAAAAAACCTTTGTGGTTTTTAAAGTTTCTGGCTTGAAATGAATTATTTGCGGTTGAGTAAGGTCATCATGCAACCCGTCTGTAGTTTCGTTATTTGGGTCGTAATAATTTTTTTGCTCAAAGCCACGCACTATAAGCCCGTCATAACCCTTAGCCTTAAGAATTTTTGCAATATCAGGCCCTGCCAGCGAGTCAGTTGGGTCAAGACCCGTAATTTCAGCCATTCTGGAAACAGTACCCGGCTCCAGTATAAAAGCGTTTTCAAAGTTAGCACTTACCTGTGCAGTAGCAGGAGCAAAGAAAGAAGCGTCCATATTATTTGTGTTAAAGAAAAGAGGCTCACTAGGGTTTTCTAAGTACACACCTTCGCTACCATAAGCACCGCCATATGCATCGTATCTTTCACCAGTAAAACTTTCGTTTGGTACAAAATTAGGCGGGGCTACTTCGCCTTGCTGACCTTCAAACATATCGTAGTTTTCTGGTATGAACCCGTGAACTAAATTTAACTTGCCCTTAAAGCCCTGTGTAGGTGCTTTGACGCCAGAGCCCATCGCACCAGCTTCCATCTGATCATCAACGGAACCAGCATCCGGGGCCTCTATCATTTTATTTATCGTGTATCCAGAAATCTGATTCTCAAATATGTAACCGTTCTGAACAAGGGCCTCGATGGCGTTATCATCAAGCTCAACTGGGTCAATGTTAAGCTCATCTAATATGTTATCATCTTTCCAGTAACCAAAACCGATATCACTAAGTGTTTGATTTAGATCTACCCGATCATTTACCCCTAGATTGTCGTATTCGCGTATGTGATCCATAATTTCAGCTGCACGGAACGCTACAGGATAACTACGCGCCATCTGTTCAGTTGAGATTCCTAGTGTAGATTCCCCTATAAAGTCGGTAAGTATAAAGTTAGCGGCAACAATTTGGTTGTCTAAACCCTCTAAGGAGAAATCCGAGTTAGGTTTAACGGTTGGCGGTACTGGAGTGGGAGGTGTTTCTGGGTCCACTGGTGGCCACGGGGGATAGTTTAAATCTTCTCTTGTAAGCACTGTTCCATCTGGTTTTTTACGTTGCCAAGTAGGTAAAATTTGAGTGCTATTGGCAAGAAGATTTCCGTTGTGGAGAATAGCGGCCAGACCATTATTATCTATATAAACTAGAGCTTCTTGCAAACGCTCGTCGGTATAGAACGCTTCATTTGCCTTTTTTTGAGTTTTATTAAGAAAGTCTTTGCTGTTGGGATCTGGAGATCCATCTATCAGTTCGCCTTGGATAGCCTTAAGAGTTGCTCCATTTGGAAAATATTCAATAAACCTTAAAATGTCCCCTGCAACATACCCAACAGGATCCTTTAGTCGTAGATCTGCATCGTTTAGATTTTCTGTAGCAAAGTAATTTTTATCCATGACACTTATAATTGTCTGTGGATCAGGTTCTGCGTCTAAGGAAGGCTTGATGGCAGGGGGCTCTGGTGTCTCGACAAGGCGTGGGGGCGGGGTGGTATCGATAGAATAATCTTCGGGGTATGCGTCTGTTCCTACGCGGAACATCATACCTTCTTCTACATCGAGGTCGTTTAAAGGAAAATTGTCTCTAAGTTGCTCTGTACTTAAATTGCGCCTAGCGGTGACCAAGCGAGCTAGAGCTTCCCCAGCTATGTGAGAGTATGCCGCGTATCTAATATTTTCTTTTGTAGGGTTTTTACTTTCCGATTTTGGAAAAAGACGGTATCTGTCTCGATCTACTGCTGGGGTTACTGTTGAGTCGGACAAGCGCCCTGCTTTAGAGACCATTATTCGATCAAAGACTTCAGTGCTGTCTAAAACGTCTGAATCATTTACCAGCTCCGTTGCAAGTGCATCAGCATCCACATCAGATAAAGAAGGGAAAGAAGCTTGGATCTTTTCAATGTATGACGTTCTTGCCTTCTTTGCTTCCTCTAAAAGTTGATCCTTGTCTAAATTTGGGTCTTGCCCAAGCGCGTCTAATTTTCTTCTTAAATTGAGTATGGAAACGAAAGCGCTTCCTGTATTTCTCTGGTCACCTTTTTGCTTGTACTGTTTAAGTAGAGCTTTAGTTTTTTTCCAGCCATCTTGCATGGCCAGCTCTTTCATAGCATCTCTTACTGCTTTATTTGCTGGCTCTTTGCTCGCCTCTTTAGCTGCGTCTTTTGTTCCCCCGCGACCAGATTTAAAGCTAAGCGCTTCCTGCACCAAATGCTGGGTTTCGTGCAGCATAATTCCCCAAGTTAAATCAGCGTAGAACTGGTCCTTACTTATCTTTCCTGCGTTAAGCTGCTCTAAAAGTTCTTTATCGGCGTTTCCAATTTTGAAAAAACCGAGATCCTTTACCAACGCCTCTGGGCCAGATTTTTCGCCTTTTTCTCTTATTGCCCCCGGGAACGTATTTACTTTGCTTAGTCCTTTGGGCGGTGTCCCACCGTATTTTACGCCGTAATACCCTGTTCTCTTGCCTTTAATTTGGGCGGTCTGATCCATTGTCCCGGGCGGTAAAGCAGCGGCTAGATCGTCTGTATTAACAAGTACCTCAGATAAAATACCCCTATCTTTGGCCGGGGCCTCTGAGTTGACCTCTTTAAGAACCGTCTCAGTGCCTACAGGAGCGTTTGCTTCCGCTGCATATTTAGCGTTGACTTGCTTGGCTGCAGCTTGAAATTCGTCTTGGGTAATATTTCCGTTTATAAACTCTAAATTTAAGTCGTTGATATCTGCAAGCGCTGAAAGACGAATTAGCTCAAGGCCATCTTTACTCAGACCAATTGGAACCTCAACTTCTTCCAACGTAGCCAGCGGTTTTTTAAACTCTTGTAGAAGCTTAATGTTGGTGTCTTTGTCGCTAATTTCGTACAGCCACTCATCAGCAAATCTAAACCAGCCCGTATCTTTGTAGATTGCTTCCCGATCAACTCCGTTAGATTCAGCTGCCTTAGCTTTGTCTAATGCTGCGGTATCGGCGTTTTTAGAGTTTTCATTAAGAAACATCCCTGTGGTAAAAGCAGAGCCATCTAGCTCTGGATCAGGAAATGCTTTTTGGGCTACTTTTGCGCCCAAGCCTACGCCCGTAGCTGCCTCAAGAATTTCAAGGAGACTACCGTCTCCAGAAGCCAATCGATCAAATAGATCTACAGTTTCTGTTGCAGCTTTTTTAGCGAACTCATAAGTTTGTTTTGCAGAAGGGAGTTGGGGCTGCTCCCACGGCTCGTTAGCTTTTTTTATAACTGCGCCCGACACTGCCTTAGCAGTGTCTGTAAGTATTTCTCTATCTGTGCGCTGATCCGTATCAGGTTCTGCTACATAACTTTTACCCGTCATGCTGTCGCTATAGACAGGGCCAGCTAAACTATTAGCGCTTGCTACAGGATCATATTCAGAAGTAAGGAAACCAAAAGGCGCACCCATACCACCAAAACGTAGGCTTCCATCTGACTGCAATTCAGAGGGAGACTCAGGCTGATCGGTAGCCTCAAGGTCATCCTCGTTTTGGCGAAAAAACCCTAATACGCTGTCTAATGCAGACATTATTTAGCCCCTGCTATACATTCATCTCTAAGCGTCTTTATTCGGCGAAGCTCTTTTATAGCGCCCTGCATCTCCAGCACCCTAAAGTGGTCTTTCTCAACTTCTAAAAGCAGCTGGTATTGGGAGATACGCGCAGCTGCGTACTCCTGCAGCATCCTCATCATCTCTTTGTCGTTCACCATTAAAAGCAGGGAACGGTAGAAGGATTTATCCATAGATTACTTGAGCTCTTTGTACTTTGGCAGACAGTACGCAACGACCTTGTCTTCTGGGGCCAGCGCGTGTGTTGAAAACCGTTTAGTGATCTCTTTTGCGTAATAATTGCAGTGATCAATATTGGTAAAAATCATTGTGTCCTCGATTAACTCTCGGGAGGTGCCAAGATAAACCATTAGGACAAACGTATACATTACATCATTTGTTGGGGCGCTGCTTGGGTAGCTGCAGGTTGCCCCCCATTGTCCCCTCCACCAGAACCAGTGAACCCGTCTGCTTCTGGCTCTGGGGCTGCTCCGGGGGCTATATTACCGCCGCCTGTGCCTGTGGGGTCAGAAGGATTTGGGGGACCGCCTTCGGGCCCTTGAGGGGCCGGGGGCTGCTCTGGCATGAGCGCTTGTATCTCAGCCATCATCTTAGCTTGCATGACCGCCTCACGTTGGTCGTAGAGGATCTTATCCTCATCGATATCCATTGAAGCTGCCAGTTCTCTAAGAATGTATGAGTAGTTAACAAATGGAGCCATCTGTTGATTGGCAGACATCTGTAGAAACTGAAGCAATCTCTGGCTTCGGATCTCATTTCGCATCAGGCTTTCAGTACCCTGTGCAATTACTTCTAGATCACCCTTCACATACTCTTCATCAAAGTTAAATTGCATGTTGAACGCAAATAAGCTTTTGCCCAAAGGTGCTAGCAGGTAATCGTCCACATTACGCACAACGGCCTTAATAGCGCTTTGTGC